AGCTGATTGGCGCCGGCTTGGAGCAGAACTCATCCGCCTTGATGAGCCAGCCGTCTGGCTTTGGCTGAAGCAGCGCCAGCAAATCATTGCCCGCCTGCGCGTAGTCGTTGGCATCACCGGCCACCGGCGGGACGATGACCCTTGCCCCGTACTTGGCCGCTGCCTGCTCTGCGTAGCGCTGCCCGACGCCGCTTGCGTCGTTGTCGGCCACGATCACAACGTCATCGTGTTGCTGGCGCAGCATGCCGGTCACGTTGACCAGATTGCTTGCGCTGTACGCAATAAACACCGCCTTGTTGGTGACCTCGTGGATCGTAGCAGCGGTGGCAAAGCCCTCGGCCACGTACACCGTGCCATCTGGCACGCCGATGCTCCAGAAGCAGGAGCCGGTCGCGGCGCCGGGGTGATAACGCTTCTCGCCGTCGATTGCAACGTACTGCAGGCTGCTGAGCTCGCCGGTATCATCAAACAGCGGCACGATTAAGCGTCCGTCGCCCGTGACCCTCGCCCCATGCGGCTGGATACCCTTGCGCTTAAGGTACGGATGATCTGAACTTGCTGCGCCGGCGTCGCGCCAGATGACGGCCACCGTGTCGGCGGCTGCCTCACGACTTTTTGCCAGTTCAGCATCGCGAAGGCGCCGCGCTTCCGCCATGCGCCTGCTGTTTGCCATCTCCTCCGCCACCGACAACTTGCGCCCGATGTTCGCTCGAAAGGGTTGCTCGATGCCAGCCCTCCAGCAGCCGAAGTGCCCAGCGGGGACGCCGTCCGAAAAGCCGATATAAAAACCACTCTTGTCGAAGCCGCCCTTGCCCTTGGTGCCAGAATTGAATCGGTGTATGCGACCGTCGAATATAATCTTTTCCGGTGGCGTAATGCCGGCAGCGCTCATGGCATCTGCCATCTGCAGCTCTGGTGCGTCAACGACAATCAGGCTGCCGCCTGAAGCATTGCCGCCCGATGCATTGTCGAGCGAGGCAGGAGACCACTCACCGCCAAAAATGCTTGTCAAATCAGCCATGTGAAGCTCCGGCCTGCTTATTATTATATTCGCTTATTATATTAGTGCCGTGTGTAAGGCCGTGTGTGAGATAGGTGCTCAGCTTGATCATCGTATCGTACTGCGGGTTAATCTGTTCGCCGCGTTTTATCGCGCTAATGGTGTTGTAGTGCAGGCCGGTCTGGGCTGCGATTACAGTCAGTCGCCTATCCTGCAGCGCCGTCCGTATCTCATCGATTGTCATCATGGTTCACATCCTGCTATAAAAATTAATACTGTGTAGTGTTGACAGCATAGATCAATGCTTTTACGATGTCTACATACCGCAACCGGATTGGCCGAAGGCGGTAGAGGAGAAAACATGGCTATAAAAATTAAGAACACGGCGGACGTGTCCGCCAATGGCGTCAAAATACTTGTCTACGGGCAGGCTGGTGCTGGCAAAACTACGCTGGCTGCGACGATGCCCAAGCCGATCATTATATCTGCTGAGGGCGGCCTGCTGTCGATACAAGGAGCAAGCCTGCCATATATCGAGGTCAACTCGATGGCGACCCTGATGGAGGCATATGAGTATGTTGCCTCGGCTGCTGGCAATGAGTTTGAGTCGGTGGTGCTGGACTCCATCAGCGAGATTGGCGAAGTCGTGCTGATCCATGAAAAGTCCATTAACAAAGACGGGCGGGCGGCCTACGGTGAGATGGCCGTGCAGATGACGTCCATCGTTCGAGCCTTTCGGGATCTACCCGGCAAGCACGTCTTGATGACCGCCAAGGTGGAAAAGGCTCAGGATGAATCAGGCCGGATACTCTATGCCCCGTCCATGCCGGGCGCAAAAGTAGGACAGTCACTGCCTTACTTTTTTGACGAGGTACTCGCCCTGCGCGTTGAAAAAGACGCCGATGGAACAGCGCAGCGAGCTCTGATGTGTGATTCGGACGGCATTTGGCTGGCAAAGGATCGCTCAGGAAAGCTCGACGCTTGGGAAGCACCAGACGCCGGCGCCATCATTGCAAAGATTGGAGGCGCGTGATGGATAAGACATTTGAGCTGCACGGGCTGAGCCAGAAATGGCTGGCCGCCAAGACCGCTGAGAAGGCCGCGCAGGATGAGCGTCGGGAGATCGAGGACCAGATGCTTGCCCTGATTGACCTGCCTGCTGACTTTGAGGGCAGCCAGAATACGCGCGCTGGTTTCTTTAAGATCAACCTGACTGGCCGCATGAATCACAAGATTGATTCTGAAAAACTACAGATGGTTGCCGCCGAGCACGGCCTGACCGAGCACCTGTCGGGACTGTTTCGCTGGAAGCCCGAGATCAACACGCGTGCGTGGAAGGCGGCTGAGGAGGGCATCATCGCCCCACTACTTGAAGCAATTACAACAACACCGGGACGACCGTCCTTTGCAATTACAGTAAACGAGGAGAAGTAACATGGCACAACTGAATGAAGTATTTAACGTCGCAGACGTTCCCGAGAGCCAGAGATCTTACGATCCACTGCCCGACGGATGGTACACGGCGTACATCAGTAAGACAGAGCTCTGCGCAACGAAGGCCGGCACTGGTCAGTACATCAAGGTCCGCTACGACGTGACCGGACCAACACATCAGGGGCGCGTGGTGTTTGGCAACTTTAATGTTCGCAACCCCAATCCCAAGGCCGAGGAAATCGGTCGCGAGCAGCTGCGCGATTTGTGCCTTGCTGTTGGTCTTAAAACCGTCAAGGACACGGATCAGTTGATCGGGTCCACCGTGTCAATCAAGATCGCCACGCGCAAGCAGGAAGGGTACGATCCCACGAATGAGATCAAGGGCTGGAAGGCCATTGAGGGCGGATCAATACCCAAACCGTCACAGGCCGGTCAGATCCAGCCACCAGCAGCAGGCTCGTCTCCAACCCCGCCTTGGGCAAAAAAATAAACTGAGGGCGGGGCAGGAAACTGCTCCGCATAACATATGACTGCAATCCCAGAAGCAATGAACTCATTAGCCGCAGCGATTGATGCGGCTCATGAAGCCCGCGCAGAAAAGCCGCGCCCGCACATGGGGTGCTCCATGCTTGGCGAGGTATGCGAGCGCAAGCTGTGGCTGCTTTTCCGCTGGGCGGTCATCGAGCCGTTCCCCGGTCGCATCCTGAGACTGTTCCGGCGCGGCCACCTTGAAGAGGATCTGATTGTCTCTGACCTGCGGGCAGCAGGCTGTCACGTTAAAAGCGTTGGCGACAATCAGAGCCTCGTTGATTTCGGGTCGCACGTTTCGGGCAGTATTGACGGCATCATCGAGTCAGGCGTTCCGGAGGCTCCCAATAAAAAGCATCTGCTTGAGGCCAAGACTCACAGCCTGAAGTCGTTCAATGAGCTGGTTGCCAAGGGCGTCCAGCTTGCTAAGCCAATGCACTGGGCGCAGATGCAGGTTTACATGCTGGGGTCGAAGGTTGACCGCGCCTTGTACTACGCCGTCTGCAAAGATGATGACCGCATATACACCGAGAGAGTGCGCCTGTGCTCCGAGTCCGCCAAGGCATACGTTGAGCGAGGCCAGCGCATTGCGTTGACTGAGCGCATGCCAGAGCCAATGGTAGGCGCTTCGCCGTCGTGGTATCAGTGCAAGTACTGCCCTGCATACGATATGTGCCACAAGACCCACACGACAAAGCAGGCCAACTGCCGAACCTGCGCGCACTCAACGCCACGCGACGACAGCACATGGCACTGCGCGCGCTGGGATACAACCATCCCCACGGATGCTCAGCACGCCGGGTGCGACTCTCATGTGATGCACCCAGATCTTGTTCCTTGGAAGATGGCTGGCGCCTCTGGCGACTGGTCGGCAATTTACGACATTGACGGAAAGCAAGTGGTCAACGGTGAGGACGGATATCACAGCACAGAGTTGGTCTCCAATCTGGAGCTGGTGCTGGCTGATGATCCGAACGTCAATGCGCTGCGCGAAGGCTTTGGTGGGAGAATCAGTGGATGATAGAGCTCAGAGAGTATCAACAGAGAACCATAGACCAGCTGTACCAATGGTTTAGGGATGGAGGTGAAGGCAACCCATGCTTGGTGCTGCCGACGGGTGCCGGCAAAAGTCACGTTGTGGCAGCGCTGTGCAAAGACTCTCTGCAGAGCTGGCCGGAGACGCGCATCTTGATGCTGACGCACGTTAAAGAGCTAATCGAGCAGAACGCAGAGAAGATGCGCCAGCACTGGCCGGGCGCGCCGATGGGCATATACTCAGCCGGCTTGGGCATGCGCAACCTGAACGAGCCAATCACATTTGCCGGGATCCAGTCTGTGCGCAATAAGTCAGATCAGATTGGTCATGTTGACCTGATCATTGTTGACGAGTGCCACCTGATCAGCCATGAGGATGCCGGCGGTTACAGAAAGCTGATTAATAACCTGATGGAAATTAACCCGAGGATACGGGTTATTGGTTTGACTGCGACGCCATATCGGTTGGGTCACGGGATGATCACTGACAAGCCGGCGCTGTTTGATGCCCTACTGGAGCCGGTAAGCCTCGAGGAGCTTATACATAAAAAGTACCTAGCACCGCTCAGATCGAAGATTACCAAGGAGAAGCTCAGCACCGAGGGCATAAAAAAACGCGGCGGTGATTACATTGAGTCGGAAATGCAGGCGGCTTTTGATACAGAAAAGCATAATAAGGCGGTGGTTGACGAGGTGATTAGTCTTGCTGGGGATCGCAAGGCGTGGCTGTTTTTCTGCGCCGGAGTTGAGCACGCTCAACACGTCGCGCATGAGCTGATGGAGCGTGGCATTGAGGCTGCTTGCCTGACTGGGGATACTTCTGCAATTGACCGTGAAGATATAATAAACGATTTCAAGGCTGGCAAGATTCGGGCGCTGACGAACGTCAACGTCCTGACAACAGGCTTTGATTACCCGGACATTGATCTGATAGCCATGCTACGCGCCACCAT